GTTTAGATACTTGACTTTTCTTGTTGTTATTATTGATGTCATGTATAGGATCTCCCAGTACTATTATAGCAGAAAAAAGTAAGAAGTCAAGACTTTTATTATCTACGTATATTATTTATCAGGTTAAATAACTGGTAAAGGAAAAACATATATGGCTACAAAACCAGGAGAAGATACGAGAACAGGCTCGGGCTTTCAAAATGTTGGCTCCGACTCAGGACCCAGCGGCTTTGTTACGCCGGATTATACTCCGATAAAGTTTTCGGGAGTACCTCAGTCGGTTATGCCAGCTTCTATTAACTGGAAAGGAAAAATTGCCCGAGATATAAGAGTAAAATTGTGTGTACCTAATCTATATACGGCAGGAACCTTGGGTGGAGGCCCCCAATTTGGTAGTACTAGACCCTTTGAGAATATCGGCGGTCCGGCGTCTCATCCTGGCGGTATTATATTTCCTTTCACTCCGACAATTAGTTATAATAATCAGGCGTCGTATAGTAATGTTGCACCGACGCATACGAATTTTAACAATTACTTTTTTAAAAATTCACACACTACTCCGATTAGCATTACAGGAAAATTTACCTGCCAAAATGAATACGAAGCTTCTTTGATATTAGCGGTTCAACATCTATTGAGAACTTTGACAAAAATGCGTTGGGGGGACGATAAGGGTGCTGGAGCACCGCCTCCAGTATGTAAACTTTTTGCCTATGGAAATAGTATGCTATACGGTGTTCCTGTTGCTGTTCAAAGTTGGAAACTAGATCTTCCTAACGATGTTGATTATATTCAAGTAGGAGACGGTATTAAAGACTATGGAGTAAACTTTGTTCCTGTTAGCTGTAGTCTTACACTAGAGCTGATTCCTGTCTATAGTAGACAACAGCAACTTGAATATTCAGTTGATAAATTTAATAAAGGCCGAATCGGCGACACGGGATACCTATAAAATGACAACAGTAACTTACGGTAATGCAAGCCCTTATTTTAGTACTAGACAAACATCCGGTTATCTAGACGTCATGAACATACGGGATATTCCGTCATTGCAAGACGACGTGCAAATCACGCTAACTTCTCAGTACAAACATCGTCCTGACTTATTAGCGTTTGACGTATATCAGAACGAAAAACTATGGTGGGTGTTTGCCATACGCAACAAAGATATCATTAGAGATCCTATCTATGATATGATTCCGGGTATTAAGATTTTTGTCCCACAACTGACAACTATTAATAAAACATTAGGGTTGTAATCTATGGCTTACATACAACTTAGTACCGCAGGGCTACTTGATAATAGTACCGGAACACAATATTCATCTCCAGGGTCAAGTTCCTATGAGAGAAACCCGTTAAACCTCTTCTCCTCGTATAACTATGTCTGGACTTTGTCCCTAGTTACTCCCGCCCAATCAAGAAGTAGAACATTTTTCCATTCAAACTCTAGGCTTGATTATATTGTTTTAAAATCTTCAGGCAAAGGAACTAAAGGAATAGATCTTGCTTCGGCTGTATTAGCAGGAGCAGATGTTAACTTTACGAAAAAAGCTAAAAATACCGAAACAGGCGAACCATACGATAAGTTAGTGACAACAGCCAGCGACGAATTAGCTGGAATTTTAGAAGAGTTTAACTCGTCTAGTTCTGGTAGATTTGATTTTTTTGTTGATAGCGTGACTATGAACGGCCCGTTATCTATAGTCGAAGGAGCCACAGTTCCCCAGTTAGAAATGACTGTGATCGAACCGTTAAGTATAACTGGATTTATAGAATCTATAAGAGTAAATGCTCTCGCCGCCGGATGGGAAAATCATAGGAACGCTCACTTCTGTCTAAGACTAGAGTTTGTAGGCTGGCCTATGTACAACGCCGACGTGCCTGTAAAAGTTCCTTCGTCAAGTAGAGATTTCCACTTAACATTGTCGAGCTTTAATACAACAGTTGACGATAGAGGGTCAGTTCATAAACTGGGATTCACCAGCCAAAACGCGGCAGGATATGGTCGAGACGGAGAAGTACCTACGACAGTCAAAACATCTGGAGTAACAGTTAACGAGACCTTAACAAGTTTAATGAATACGATAACTGAGGAATGGAAAAAAGCCAACGGATCTGATAATCCAGAAGTTTATAACGAATATGCTGTAGAATTTTTAGCCGCCACAACTTATCCGGGCGACAATAATGAAAAGTACGATATTCCAAAGGGAATAGGCGAGTATAATATAAACCCAGATCGGTTAAGATCAAATCAGGCATTTGAGTTTGCCGACCCAACCGCCACAACGCAAAAGGGCGGCTATAGGCATGTTCAAAAAGTTGTCGTCGGCGAACCGGATTCTGCCAAAGAGACGCTAACTGTTAAATCCGGTGCCAAAATTTTTCAAGTCATTGAATCAATAGTACGCGAGAGTCAGTATACTGCATGGTTTATAGATAATAAAGAAAAATTAAAAACCTATCGCAACGGGTTAGTTCCTTGGTTTCGTGTTGGGGTTAGGTTGGAAGTTAAAGACAAGATTAATCCTAAAGAACAACGATCGGCATATAAATTTATATACCAGGTACGTCCATGGTGGGTCCATTATTCTAAACTTCCAGAAGAATTTGGTAAGTGGGATCCATCAGAGATAGTACGAACATTATCTCGAACTTACGATTATTACTATACCGGAAAAAATGTTGATATTTTATCTTTTAACTATTCAACCGATTTTCTTTATTTCATGGACCGTCCATATAGGATAGGGGATTCAGATAGATCAGGTGCATCGATGGCCGCCGCCCCTGGTAATACTGCTAAGTTATCAATCGCAGATCAGATAGAAAAAGATAAAAATAATGTACAAAATACTCCTCCTGCGATGGCGGGAACAAATGCAGACGTTCCTATATATGGTTCACATAAAAATGTACAAATAAGTTCATATCAGGCTATTGCGGCTTCTATTCAAGCACAATTAGTTAGATCTAATTCTATGAATTCTATGGAAATAAAAATAATAGGAGATCCGTATTATTTGGTAACTCAAGGGTATGGCAATAGCGAACTTAATTTAAAGACAGAATGGCAGTCGTTAAACGGTGAAGCTCCTTGGATAGATAAAGCTGTATACATTAACGTAAATTTTAGGAACGCATTTGATTACCGACCAGACGGGTTTATGGATTTTGGCAATGATAAAATAGAACACTATAGTGGCATATTCCAAGTAAACTATATTATCTCGTCATTTAGCCAAGGTCAATTTACACAGACACTACAGATGACTCGTCTTGCTGGACAACAGCCCCATAAAGTTCCTGCGTCGTCGGTACCTCTGATCAGTAAACCAAAATCTGGAGATCAAACGACTGCGGACACAGCGCCGGCGTCTGTAAGTAAGTACGGTGCTAAAAAAGCCGTTGCTGACCTAAACAGTATTCTAAATCCTAAAATTCCTAGTTTTGGATTAGCTGGATTAATGAATTCAGTAACTGGTCTTTTTTCTAAAACATCCGGAGCTTTACAGTCCTCAGTTAGTCGAATTGATGCCGCGATAGCTGATGGCCTAGGCGTTATACAAGGAGTTGTGGCTCCGTTGCAGGCAGTTAATTCTGCGGTGATGCAAATCGGCGGTCTAGTTGCAGTTGCTGATGCACTATTAAACAATCCAGGAGCACCTGCTGTTGGACAATCATTAACAGGATACAATCCTTATACAAGCGGCATTCCTTTACAAACAACAACGCTTCCGGCTCCTAGTAAGACTGCACAGAATCAAGCGAATCAAAATGCGCAGGCAAATATTATTTCTAGCTTTGTACAAGATACTAACAATCTTTATACATTAGAAACAAATTATAAAAACAATACAATCACCGCAGATGGAAAAAATTATATCACTAATCCATCTGAAGCTTCTAATTTAAGTAATGTTGGTCAAAAAACTATTGCCGCGTTAAATGGGATTCCTACTGATCCTACGGCGCTTGCCGCACAATTAGGTATTGACCCTGCACAGTTTTCTGGGCTATCAAAAGACCAACAAACATCATTATTATCAAGGCTACAAAAAATATTAGCATCTGTCCCCACAGATGCCAATATTCAAGGATTCCAAGCTCTTGGATTAAGTTTAAAAAATGTTACAGGCTCCGCCATTAAAAATTTACCTGCGCTCCAGGCCCTGACAAAATCACCGCTGGCTAATATTAGCCAATACGACTTACAAAAAATCCTCGCAGGTGGCGGGAGTGCGGCAAATTTACCAGGAGCTTCGTCGTTTGCATCTATCGGATCACTCTTAGCCCTACTTGGGGGATCTAGAGGTCAGGCTAACGGCGTAGCAGGCGGCAATCCTTTGAATGTAACTCAACAGCTTGACAAGTTCAATAGTGCAGTTGGACTAAACAATTCAAGTTTAAATACTTCAAATGCGCCCCTAGCATCGCAGGGACTAGGGTCAGTAGAATCAAATAGATCAAATGCAGTAAGAACTATACAAGGGATTGGAGGTTATTACATTGAAACAAATACAGTTAATAGTTTATACGGAACACAACGATCGCTAAGTCCTTTAGACAAATTGATGATTACAAAAACAAGTTAATATATGGGAATTAATACAACAGAATCAAAACATAAGTCGCTTGAGGATGTTTTTGTCGGCCCAGGCCCCTATCTAGCAAGGGTAGTTAATCATCTTGACAGTACATTAATGGGCGGCCTTGAGGTACTATTGTACGAAGGCGGTACAGCCAGTAGTGATTTAAGAGCAGGTGCGATACCTGTATATTATATGAGTCCGTTCTGGGGGTCAACCTCGTCTGAGTTTGAAGGAAATAACTCAGCTGACTTTAACGATGTACAAAAGTCTTACGGTATGTGGATGGTGCCTCCCGACATCGGATCATGTGTTATGGTTATGTTTGTTAGGGGTATGGCCAATGCCGGTTATTGGATCGGGTGTGTTCCTGATACGTATCAGAATCACATGGTGCCAGGAATTGCGGCCAGCCGAAATGTTGCACTAACTTCAGAGCAAGAAAGAAAATACGGAACCACTAATCTTCCAGTTGCAGAATTTTTAAAACGCAGTAGAGATTTATCAGGCGGCGACCCTAATAAATTTACAAAACCCGTACATCCTTTTGCAGATAGATTATTGGCTCAGGGGCTCATATTAGATGACATCCGAGGAATAACTTCTAGTTCTGCTAGGCGAGAGTACCCATCGTCAGTATTTGGTATTAGCACCCCGGGACCAATTGACGACTCAAGAGGCGCGAAAACAGGCCAAATTGGATTTGGAGGGAAATCAACAGCTTATGTAAGTCGGCTAGGAGGCTCCCAGTTTGTAATGGACGATGGCGATAAAGATAATCTTAATGAGCTCGTTAGAATTCGCACTCGTACCGGCCATCAAATTCTGTTACACAACAGTAGTGATTTAATCTATATCGCTAATGCCGCCGGAACAGCATGGATAGAACTAACAAGTCAAGGCAAGATTGATGCTTATGCCGCCGATTCAATATCATTGCATGCTGAAGGAGACTTTAATCTACGTGCTGACCGCGATTTTAATATTGAAGCAGGTAGAGCCGTTAAGATTACCAGCGGAGAAACTATGCAGATAGAGTCTGGTGCAAGTATCATCGGCCTAGCGGTAAACGATATAAAGTTACAAACAAGTAAAGAAGTACATCTCAATGCAGGGTCCAACATGTTCCTTGGAGCACAGTCTGACATGCATATCAGTGCGGCAAGCGACAATTTATACATTTCGTCTGGCGGCGCCACTAATATTAAAGCAACTACTAATATGATATTAGGGGCCACCCAAACAATGGATGTAAATGGTGGTACAGCGGTACGGCTAGGTAGTGCCGGATCTGTTAGTTTCAACGCTGATGCTACGATATCAATTGCCGCTAAAAAAATTGTTAATGTATTAGGCCAGACTTCTTTAAACCTAACATCGCCCGATCTTAATATCAACGGTGCTGTTGCCACTGCTGGACCAGCACCCGGGGTTCCGACAGAACCTACAATGCCAGACACAGCAGATCCTCTTCCAAGGTATAATTTACCTAATAGACAGCCGCCAGGAAATTGGAGTGATGGTGAATTTTATAAAGCCGCGGATATTGTAACAATTATGACTCGTGTTCCTACACACGAACCTTGGGAGCATCACGAGAATGTGAACCCTGTAAGATTTGGTGCTAACGGAACTGATTCAGAAAATACTGGCACTAATACTTTCTCAGGTGCTAATATCGTTTACAATAAAAATCCTTCATATGCACCCCCTACTAAGACAGGTAACCTTGCAGAAGATAATATTGCGGCCTTCCTTTGGACTATTCGTAGAGCAGAAGGTACAGCCAGCAAAGATGGATATAGAACACAATATACCAGCGCATTATTTGATATTGATAATGCAGGCCTACCCTCAGGAGTTACTGTTCCTACTGGAACCGGCGGCTATAAAGGACTCAAGTTTTATACATACGGTAGCAACTCATACGACAAAGACGGTAATAGTTACACCAACAGAAGTTACAAATATAAAGATCATCCTAGGATTGTTCTTGGACCAGCAAGACTTAGATCTTCTGCCGCAGGCGCTTATCAGTTCATGCCAGACACCTGGGATACTTGTAAAAAGGCATGTAGTTTATCAGATTTTAGTCCAAAGAGCCAGGACAAAGCCTGTATATATCTTCTTCAAACTCGTAACGCACTCGACGATGTTAGAGCAGGTAATTTTTCTTCGGCGGCATATAAAGTTAGAAAAATATGGGCCAGTTTCCAAGGCGCAGGTTATGGTCAGCGGGAAATCCCCTCTACTACATTAGCCCAATATTTTAGAGAAGGAGGCGGCACCATCGTTGCTTAAATATACTCATGCCATATAAAAATATCATAATTCAACCTGCTAATTACAGCGAGCAAAATAAACAACAAACGTCACAGTTTTACGTAGGATTTTCTACGCAAGATCCCATGTCAAGGACTGTGACAATGTATGACTTTGATATTGTAAAACAGGACTTGTTAAATTATTTTAACACACGTCAGGGCGAGCGTGTAATGCAACCTGGCTGGGGTACTATTATATGGGACAGATTGTACGATCCATTTACTGACGAAGTACGATCCGAAATAGAAGAAGATATTAAAAAAATTATAGCATCAGATCCTAGAGTGGCTATTTCGTCAGTAGACATTACAGAAGCAGATTTTGGTATGGTCTTAGAAGTTAACCTTAGGTTTTTAGCCACAAGCCAAGTTGATGTAATGCGATTAAACTTTGATAAACAAGCCGGTTTATCCCTACAATAATCTACGTAGTTTATGTTACTAATAAATATGTTATCCAAATGGCATAACATATATGATACCAGCAACTAACTCAAAACTACTTGTCGCAGAAGATTGGACTAAGATATATCAATCTTTCAACAATGCAGACTTTAAATCGTACGATTACGATACTCTTCGCCGATCAGCAGTTCAATATCTAAAAGCAAACTATCCAGAAGATTTCAATGATTATATTGAAAGTAGTGAGTTTATCGCCCTAGTTGATCTTATTTGTTATCTAGGACAAAATTTAAGTTTCCGTATTGATTTAAATGCTCGAGAAAACTTTTTAGAAACGGCCCAACGCCGAGATAGCATTTTACGTTTAGCACAGCTAATCAGCTATAATGCAAAACGAAATATGCCAGCCAGCGGCATACTAAAAGTCACAGCAATGTCTACTACAGACAACATTATTGACAATAACGGAACTAATCTCGCTAATCAGATCATTAGCTGGGATGATCCTTCCAATAATAACTGGTATCAACAATGGATTCTAGCGATGAATTCCGCCATGCCATCCGGAATGACATTTGGTACACCTTCTTTATCAGACACGATTGATGGAATTCCAACGGATCAATATAGAATAAACACAACTCAAACAAGTGCTCCTACATACGGTTTTAGTAAATCTATTAACGGCATTGCTATGGGATTTGAAATAGTTAGTGCAACCTTTCAAGATAAAAATTACATATATGAAGAAGCTCCGCTACCAGGTAGACAACCTGGTATTATTTGGAGAAATGACAATCAAGGAGCCGGTTCAAAAAACACAGGTTTCTTCATGCACTTTAAGCAGGGAACATTGAATAGTAATACATTTACAATTGGTAACCCGGTGCCAAACGAAATCGTTGGTATCAATGCAACTGATATTAATGATAGCGATGTTTGGTTATGGCAATTAAATGCAGACGGCACATATGATAAAGAGTGGACTAAAGTTGATGCTACTGTTGGTAATAATGTTATCTATAATAGTTTAAATTTAAACACAAGAACGTTATATGCAGTTACTTCTAGAATCAACGATCAAATTGATTTAAACTTTGCTGATGGTAACTTTGGTGATTTACCTAAAGGTAATTTCACATTGTATTATAGACAGAGCAACGGCCTTGCATATAATATTTCACCAACTGAAATTAACGGACTATTAGTAAGAATACCGTATGTTAATAATGCAGGACAAGAACAAATTCTATCACTTACTTTAAGTTTACAATACTCTGTCTACAATAGCGCCCCTGCAGAAACAGATGCGTCTATTAAACAAAAAGCTCCTCAAAATTATTATCTTCAAAATAGAATGATAACAGGCGAAGACTATAATATTGGTCCAGTTACAGTTGCGTCAGATGTTATCAAAGTCAAAAGCATCAATAGACAAAGTTCTGGAATCAGCAAGTATTTTGATTTAAACGATGTCACTGGCAGATATAGTCAAACAGATATATATGCTCAAGACGGGATGATTTATAAAGAAGATCAACAGCTGAGTTTTACATTTACTTTTGAAAATCGTAATCAAGCATTTGGTGTTTTAAAATCAAAAATAGAGCCATTGCTTGAAAATCCGACAACTCGAAATTTTTACTTTGACAAGTATCCAAGACCAGATTTGTCAAACATTAATATTAGCTGGACTCTTGCACAAACTGAGTCGGGACAAGTCCGCGGTTATTTTAAAGACAGATATGATTTCATTAGCGGAGTTACAACACCACAACAGGTTGGATATTTCAGCAGTAGCAACTCACAATATATCACTGGTGGCGCCTTAATAAAATTCCAACCACCAGAAGGAAAATTTTATCTACCATCAGGAAGATTAACTAATCAAGCTGATTCCACAACAAGAACTTATACATGGGCTCGAGTATCTCTAGTAACCGGTGATGGTTCAAACAGCGGTAATGGTCTACTTAATGATGGTACTGGACCGATAGTATTGACAGGATTCGTAGACGACGGCTCTATCCCAGTTGAAATAATTCCCCAATTGGTTACAAGTTTACCTTTTGCTTTAGAAAATCAGATCGTAAATCAAATTGTAGGAAAACTTAATTTTGGATTAACTTTTGATAGATTAACTAGGTCGTGGGCAATCGTTACAGATACGAATATTGATCTGCAAAGTAAGTTTAGTTTAATCTATCAAGGGGACACTACTAATCAAAATGTCGATGCATCTTGGATTTTTGGATTCAAGTGGACTGGATCTTCATATACTGCTTTTTATAGAAAAACAAATTACATATTTGAAAGCGCAGAGCAAACATCATTCTTCATAGATGATTATAAAAATAATTTTGATTATATTTCTAATACTACTATTAAAGACAAAATTTCTGTGCTAGGTATTAATACAATCCCCAATCTAGGAAATACCTGGAGACACGGCTCTGCCACTCCGCAATCATCATTGGGATCCAACGGTGATTTCTATCTTAATACACTTAACGATGTAGTCAGTAGGAAGATAAGCGGTGCCTGGGTAGTGATACCGGCAGGACAGACTATTAATGAATTAGGAAAAGATCATCCTTGGCAAGTTGATGATTGTATAGTTGAAAATGACGGATATGTGCAACCTAAAAAAGTACTAATCAGTTTTTATGATTCTAAAAACAACGGACAAATAGATGATCCTGATAGTTTTGCAATTATAACAGATAGTCAAAATCCTTTGGTTCAAACCGGATTCCTTGGTAACTTTGTTTATTTTGAAACATTAGCAGATGGTTCTAGATATCAATTATACGATGCCAGCAAGTTTACTGCATACCCTGACGAAAGCTATGTAGAATTACCTGCGGATGGTCGTTTATATTATTTCTATTCAGCAGATGTGATTAAAAAATATTCTTTAGAAAACTTAGAATATATATTACAGCCACAGTTTTTTGCTCGCGCAGGCCGAAGTGATTTAAAATTCCATTATATTCATAATAGCGGAGAAGAGAAACGTATAGACCCTGCTAAATCAAACATCATTGATATCCATATGCTAACCAAAGGATACGATACTGCTTATAGAATGTGGTTGCTAGATACATCTCAACTAGAACCTATGCCTCCTACGACAGCAACACTTGAAGACACCTATAGTCAGTATCTTGAGCCTATAAAAAGTATATCAGATACGATTATCTATCATCCTGCAAAATATAAAATTTTGTTTGGTCCCGCAGCCGAATTAAATTTACAGGCAACATTTAGGGCTGTAAAAAATTCTAATATTCCTATCAATGACAATGATTTAAAAACAAGAATCATTGCGGCAATTAATGATTTCTTTGCCCTCGACAATTGGGATTTTGGTGATTCATTTAATTTTAGCGAACTGTCTACGTATGTCATGAATGTAATGACTCCAGATATCACTAATTTCATTATTGTTTCTAAAAACGGTTCTTCTTTTGGTACCCTATTTGAAATAGCTTGCCAGAGTAACGAAATATTTGCAAGCGGAGCCAGTGTGTCGGATATAGAAATTATCACAGCATTAACACCTTCAAGATTATCTATTGTATAAGAATTTAAAAAATGGCAAAAAACACACGTAACGAATTAACTGACGTTTATAACTTAAACGATCCTAGTCACTCAAGAAAGACAAGTGATCTACTACCTGCCTATCTTCAAACAGATAAAAATATAAAATTTTTATCAAGTACTTTAGATAGATTAGTTGAAGTTCCTCGAGTTGAAAGAATTAGCGGATATGTTGGTAGTAAAATTACATCAACATACAATCCGTCAAAAGATCAGTATATCGATAGTGTATCAGAGTTAACACGATCTTATCAGTTAGATCCTGGATTAATCGTTAGAGATGATAGTAATAATATAACACACGCAGTAAGCTACGATGACTTAATTAATCAATTGTCATACTATAATGCCACAACTAATAACCACGATAAGATTCTTCGACCTACTATATATTCTTATGATCCTAAAATAGACATTGATAAATTTGTAAATTATACACAATACTATTGGTTGGAAGCCGGCCCTGACCCTATAGAAATTACAGGAATACAAAAATCTACAGTCAGCACATACACAGTTACTGACGGCGATACTCCTGTCTTTGTTTTTACTCCTAACGGATTAACACCAGATCCAACTGTAACTTTTTACAGAGGATTAACCTATGTATTAAATGTCACCTCAGTACACAACCTTTGGATTAAAACAGCACTATCATATGGTCAAGCAGACCAATATACCGGAGTACTTAATAACGGTTCAAAAGACGGACAAATTATTATTACTGTTGATGATCTAACACCCGATGTGTTATATTATGTAGCAGGTGACGATACCCGTGTGGCAGGAAAGATTGTTGTTAAATCGATACTTGAAAATACAGAATTAGATGTAGAAGCAGATCTTATAGGAAAACAAACATATAGATCAGGCAATGATATCAACTTATCAAACGGAATGGTAATATATTTTCCGGATAGCGTAATTCCAGAATCATATGCTAATAAGCGTTGGATAGTTGAAGGGGTTGGTACTGCTATCAATCTAACAGATTTTGATAGTTTACAAAATAGAGTCGACCTGTCAAATAATCTTAATACGAATTTTGATGCACAGAATTTTGATGAGTTTCCTTTCGATGATTTTAGAAATGCTCCCATAACTCCAGACTATGTTACAATCAATCGTTCCAGTGCTGATAGAAACCCTTGGTCTCGATACAACCGCTGGTTCCATGCTGGCATAATTGCGGCATCTGCTACTGCAAACGGTGTGCCGGCGGTATTCCCGCAAGACAAACGTGCCCGTCGCCCTATTATTGAATTCCAGCCTAATATCAAATTATTTAATTTTGGTATAACAGCAAAGACCAATGTTCATCTAATGGATACCGTAACTGCTAACGCATTTTTTGTGGTTGAAGGCAGTGCAGGTTATTATATTGACGGAGTACTATTAGAAGAAGGCTACCGAGTTATCTTTAATGCCGATGAGGATTCGTTAGTAAGAGGAAAAACTTTTGTAGTTAAAATAGAAACAGTTAACGATAATCAAATTATTAATTTAGTAGAAGACTCTACTGCCACCCCGGCGATAGGGGATACTATTGTTTCAGCAGAAGGATCTGCTTATAAGGGATCTAGTTGGTGGTGGAATGGTAAGAGCTGGACATTGGCTCAACAGAAAACAGGATTGAACCAAGCTCCTATATTTGACCTATTTGATACTAATGGAATAAGTTACAGTGATACTACTTATTATCCTGGAAATTTTTCCGGAACTAGATTATTCGGGTATACAAACGGTACCATATACGACCCTGTGTTAGGTCTCAATCTAAAATATCTTAATGTAGAAAACATCGGTGACTTTCTTTTTACAAACTATTTTAATACAGATACATTTTCTGTAGCATCCGCAACTGGAACATCCATCGTTCCAGTATCGTCCGGGTTTTTAAAAATATCAAGCGGCACCTCGACAAAGTATGCAAATGCTTGGGTTCGGTCAGTGGACCTTCCGATCCCTATTTTGCAGTATCAGGTAATTGAGACAGTAACAAACTCTCTAGAAGTTAATTCTATCAGTTACCCTGGCTGGCAAACAGATTTAACAATAGATGTATTTGTCAATGGTATTAAAAAAATACAATACATTGAATATGAAATTATTCCACAAAATCAATACTTGTTTGTAGTCTTCTATAACAATTTAACTATCTCGGATAGAATATTGTTCAAACTCTATACAACGGCAATTCCTAACGAAAACGGAGTATACGAGCCTAGTTTAAGTTTAACAAACAATCCGTTAAATGGCCCTATTGCACAATTAACATTAGCTGAATTTACAAATCAATTACAATCTATTTCTGAGCAGATTCCCAATTTCTTTGGAACTGCGTTAGGATATAATAATTTGAGAGATTTAGGGGATACTGCGCAATACGGTAGGCGACTAATATCTCATATTGAGCCGTTATCGTTCGCACACTTTTTCATCGGTTTAAAAGAACATAGTGTTATTAACGCTGTAAAGAAAGTATCAGACGATTATCAAAATTTTAAATCTACTTTCTTAAAAGCAGTTAACGAAATTACAAATGAACTAACTTCTAGAGATTCAGTTGATCAAATCCTATCTGCAATGAACGCAGGTAAAGATATATTATTCCCATACGGATATTCCGATATGATACCATATGGGCAAGATTATGTATTAAGAACTTATACTGTAACAGATTTAAGAATTACAACATACGCCCTTCCTTCGATCATTGATTTAATATCAGTTAACGATAAAGCAATAATAATCTACATTAATGGGTCGCAACTAATGTTAGGAATAGACTACACTATTCCTTCAACAGATCCTAGCGTAACTTTTACTAAGGCATTAAATCTTGGTGATATTATTGAAGTACGATTTTATGCAACTACACAAGGTTGTTATGTCCCACCCACTCCGTCAAAATTAGGACTGTATCCTAAATTCCGTCCTGCAAAATATTTTGATACAACATACACAACACCATCATTTGTAATTGAAGGACATGATGGAAGTGTTATGCTGGCCTATGGTGATTATAGAGATGATATTATTTTAGAATTAGAAACGAGAATTTTTAATAATATAAAATCATCTTCAGTGTATACTCCTACCTTAATTGATATTAATTCTGTGTTGCCCGGAGCATACAGAAATAAAGATTTTAGTTATAATGAAATTTTTAAACTTTTAAGTTCAGAATTTTTAAAATGGACAGGATTTAACGGAGTTGATTATCGAACAAATATAATTGCAGTAGACGAGCCTCGAACATGGAATTTTAGAACATCTGCAACGAACCCTACGAATAATCTACAACTTCCAGGCCATTGGAGAGGAATCTTTAAATATTTTTATGATACTGATCGCCCACACACTCACGCATGGGAAATGTTGGGATTCAGTGAACAGCCAGATTGGTGGAAGTCACAATACGGACCAGCACCATTTACATCTGGCAATACTCTCCTGTGGTCAGACTTATCACAAGGTATAATTCGCGGTGGTAGTAGAGCTGGCGTTGATTTAAATTATGCTCGCCCAAATTTACTAGACATATTGCCAGTTACTGAAAACGGAACCTTACTAGATCCGCAAAGTATCGGGTTGGCCCAAAACGTTATTTTCAATCAAACAAATGCAGAATGGATCTTTGGAGATCACTCACCGGCTGAAACTGCCTGGAGACGATCGAGCGCATGGCCATTTGCTGTCCAGGTGTTATTGTCTCTTACTAAGCCTGCCAAGTACGCCAGCTTGCTATTTGATACCAGCAGAATTAATTTCTCAGTTGCTGGACAAACAGTATATGGAGTCAATGAACAATTATTAAAACTTGCAGATCTTATTTTATACAGAGATACTGTTGCTGGAAAAATACAATATGCGGCCGGCTACAGCGTAATGCTTATTGAAGCAGGCCTGCAAAGAAATCTAAATTATATCACTAAACTAAAGACCGATCTTGATGGCGTAGATTATAATTTAATATATAAAGCAGAAGGATTCTTAGATAAAGATAAGTTATCAGTGAGAATTGATTCAGTGGATCCAGCGAGTGTTAACCCGGGAGTACTGTTACCTTCAGAAGATTATGCTATTCATCTACATCAAAGTAACCCGATAGTATCTTTGTCAATTAGTGGTATTATTATTCAAAAAAATCAAGGAGCATATACTGTAAAGGGGTACGACTCTCTTAACCCTTATTTTACAGTATTAACTCCTATTCACAGTTTCCAAGATACAAAAGTTTCTGTAGGTGGGTCTTCTGAAAATTATGTGATCTGGACCGAAAATAAATTTTATCAAACAGGGCAATTGGTATCTTACCAAAATAATTTCTACAGGACAAAACTTACCCATACTGCGACTACAACATTTAATTCTGATAACTTTCAACCGTTGTCTGAATTACCAGTAGTGGGCGGAGTTATAGTTGCTAAAGCACACAAGTACGAAACTGCACCGGCTACTGTTTCGTACGGCACAACTTTGCTAACAATACAAGATGTTTACGACTTTTTAATTGGTTACGGGAAACATTTAGAAAATCAAGGATTTGTATTTGATTATTTCCAGAAAGACTTCAATTCAATACTCGATTGGGATTTTTCAACGAAAGAATTTTTATTCTGGACATCACAAAATTGGATCGACGGATCATTGCTGGTATTAAGTCCTTTTGCTCAACAGGTTAAATTTAGAACGATTGACAGTTCAGGAAATCCGACACTATACGGTGTAGTTGACGACCTAACAGATCCTTATTATCAATATAATTTATTAACCGCAGACGGCACAGTATTTCCACTCCAACAATTTACGCTATCAAGAGAGGATAATGAATTTGTAATAGGATCTTTGCTACCTAATACAGGTTTTTACTTTGCGCAGGTTAATATCATACAGAAGCAACATGCGGTTATTTTTAATAATTTTAGTATGTTCAACGATATTGTTTATGATAAAGAAACAGGCTATCGTCAGAACCGTATTAAACTAACAGGATTTAGAACTGCAGAGTGGAATGGTGGCCTTACAACTCCTGGATTTATGTACGACGAAGCGGTCGTATCTGACTGGCAACAGTATGCAGATTATGCGCCGGGTGAAGTTGTGCGATATTCTGGAAAATATTATTCGGCTATTATGAAGGTTGCTGGTTCTACTACGTTTGATTTTACAGTATGGTCCGGCCTCCAGTCAAAACCTACCCCATCATTATTGCCAAACTTTGAATATAAGATCACTCAGTTTGAAGATTTTTATAGTTTAGATATAGATAACTTCGATGTTGGCCAGCAACGTATGGCCCAACATCTTACAGGATACACTCCGAGAATATACTTAGATAATATTTTCGATGATAGAATTGCACAGTACAAATTTTATCAAGGGTATATTAAAGAAAAAGGCACCGCTAACTCTATCACTAAATTAGCTAAAGCAAGTCTTAACAATTTGCAAGGTGAAGCCGAATTTTTAGAAACTTGGGCCTTTAGAATTGGAGCATTTGGCGGTTACAGTTCTTACAAAGAGTTGCAGTTTAATTTAAATGATCAACGATTTGTTCAGAATCCGCAGATAGTACAATTTACAAATTATTCTACAACTAACAATGATTTTATATATCGCGTTCCTCAAAGCGATGTATTAGTTGCACCTGACGATTATGATTCCGCTAATGTATTTCCAATATTAGATACTAATTTTTCAGAGTATATTTCTGAAATACAAACAGCGGGATATGTTCGTATTGACGATGTAACTGCTACTGCTTATAATGTTAATAGTATTTTAGACATTGGAGATCCGAATTTAATCGCAGAAGGCAGTACCTTCTGGTTAGGCTATAGTCCTACCGGCAGTTGGGATGTCTTACGATATACGAGACAGAATGTACAGATCATCCAAGTTACAGTTACTGAACCTGGAATAGGTACTCAGTTTACTACGGCTCAATCACACGGATTAGCAGTAGGTGAAGTAATTGCTGTTTCAAGATTTATTCCAGATCTTAACAAAGTATATCTTGTTATCTCAATTGAGTCTAACACGCAATTCACCGTTTCTAGCACATTAACTGCGGTACCTTATTCATCAGAAATCTATATTGGAATTGTTTCTAAATTTGTTTCAGTTCGCTTTGGTAGCTTTGACGATCTGGCCTCCCTGCCGAGATTAACTACAACCAAATATGGTGATAAGATTTGGGTTGATGATGATGGCTCTAACAAGTGGGCAGTCTACGAAAAAATTAATAATTACTCAGATACAACATATTCAGATGATGTTAACAATACAAATCAACAGTATGGATTTTCATATAGCACAGACGAGTCAACTTCGACGTATGTAGTTAGTGCGCCCGGATTTCTTGACGCCAACTACGGATATGGTAAAATATTCGTATATGATAAAACATCTGTTAGAGATATAAAAGTAAACACCTTATTCACATACTCATTAAAAGAAGCAGGCCGCGATTATTATCTAAGCACAATACCCCCTCAGTTCGGATACAGTTTAAAATATGATGCGGCCGACAATATAATTTTTGCTGGAGCACCAGCAACAAGTCGAGTTCGCGGAGATGCAACAGGTACTGGTGATCTAAGATTTGTAAATGATATAAACAATGTAACGTTATTTGATAGAAGCGGCATGATTAAAATTACTGCCATCAATAGAGTTACAAACAGTCCAACAACTTTAGCGGCACTAACTACTCCTAATCCTACTTCAAACGGACGATATGGTAATGCGATTGTAGTAAATTCTTCAGCGACTAATAAGCAATTTTTAGTAGGAGCACCGGGAGAAGGT